GTGGAATGAGCTTGGGACTCTACAGTTCCGAAGTATTAATGACTTGAAACACAGTAATGGTGCTAGTGATCTTGTGACTGTATCAGTTTTCGCTTGGGCTGAGGATGTCCAAATGTCTGTATTGACTTCGGTTGATCAAGGAGACATTGGACCTCAGTCTGGACGTGAAGTTGATGAAGTCAACGAGAAAGGCACTATTTCTGGACCTGCAACATCCATAGCTAAAGCAGCGGGAGCATTGAAAGATGTTCCCTATATAGCTCCATTCGCTCAGGCGACGGAGATGGCTGCTTCAACTACTGCTGGTGTTGCTAAGATGTTTGGTTATTGTCGACCCCCTGTCACCAAGAATCCTGAACCGTTTAAACCATACCCAGCGTCAGCTTTAGCACTGACAAATACTGGTGATGGTCCAACGAAGATGACTGTTGATGACAAACAGGAGTTGACTATAGATCCTCGCATCTCTGGTCTGAATGGTCTTGATGCTTTAAACATCAAGGAGATAGCAAAGAGAGAATCTTATCTGACAACGTTTAATTGGAATATCGGTACTTCACCCGAGACCCTTTTGTGGAATGCCAGAATTGACCCATGTACTTGGGCCGAAAATGCTGGACCTCCCACATCATATCATTTCCCAGCCTGTGCTATGGCGGCTATGCCGTTTAAGTACTGGACTGGTTCGATGAGATTTCGTTTTCAGATAGTCTGTTCAGCGTTTCATAAAGGACGTATCAAGATTGTGTATGACCCTAATCACTTTTCAAGTAATGAGTATAATACCAATTATTTGAACGTCATTGATATAGCTGATAAGACTGATTTCACTGTTGAGATAGCTAACGGTCAAGATCGTACGCTACTCAGCAGAGCTCAACCAGGTACCACCTCTGTCACTCAGATGTACAGTTCAACACCCTACACTTCCAATGAAGATTTCGGAAATGGAGTGATTGGTGTTTATGTTGTGAATGAGTTGACAACTCCCAATTCCACTATTGACAATAATATCGAAATTAACGTGTTTGTGTCAATGGGAGATGACTTTGAGGTGTTCGTACCTGATGATTATTTCCAGTTTTTCACCTTCAAGCCCCCTGTCGAAGGAGGTTTGAGGGCTCAAAGCGGTATGGAAATGCAGGGAGGTACTATTGTGTCCGAATCTCAGAACACAGAAGAACCTTCTGCACCTCAGCAAGAGAATGCTATAACTTTAGGACCTACAATATCTAATACAGCTGATATTAATAAAGTCTTTACTGGTGAGAGCATAACCTCTTTCAGGACGTTGTTGAAACGGTACAACTTATGGAGCTGCTTGCCCATGGCTGATACCGAAGCGACGTCTATTTATGGTAGATTCTCAATGTTTCCTTTTCTGCGTGGAGCAGTAGGAGGAGCAGTTGAGCGTACTACCGGTGGCATAGCGTATAACTATTGTAATACTGTACTTCTGCACTG